TTAACAATGAAAAGATTAGCACTAGCCCTCGCAGCCACTCTATCAGCGACAGCTCCTGCTTTCGCCGGTGCCTACGTAAACGTAGAGAGCAACGCCAGTTATACCGGCTCGGATTATGACAGCCGTACCACTGACCTACACGTTGGTGTAGAAGGTGGTGGTGAGACTATTGGATGGTATGCTCAGGGAGGGCCAGCTATTGTTGCAGAAGATGGAGAAGATAACGACACTCGCCTATCAGGTAAAGTTGGTATCAACGTCAATGCAACAGATGCTCTTGGTGTCTATGGAGAACTCGCAGTACTAACTGCTGAGGACGAAGATGATGACAAAGCTTGGTCAACCAAAGTCGGCGCAAAACTAAATTTCTAATGGCACATCAAAGCGCAGGTAATCCTGCTAAAGTAACTTATATTTCTCCTATGACTCCAGATATTAAAGATCCAGAACCAGAAGAGAAAGAAGATGACATGCCTCAATCATTAGAGGAAGCTCTCTTAGGAGAGTAAAAGGAAGGGAGGCACCTCAGAGTCGGACCTCCCTTTCATTGGCTTTTGGCCCGCTACGGTGGATACCCTCAAGCTGTCTAGACGGTGGGAAAGACCACAAAAACGATCGAAAAATTTTATACGTATAAAGAAAGTAAACAATACATTTTATCCCATATAAATGGCTCATCAGAATAGTAACGAGCCTCTTGCTGATCTTACGCGGCCGGGTCAGGCGAACTCGACCGGCGATGCAAGGGCTCTATATTTGAAGCTGTTCAGTGGAGAGATGTTCAAAGGATTCCAGAATAATACTATCGCTCGCGATCTTATTATGAAGCGTACCTTGAAGAACGGTAAGTCATTACAGTTCATCTATACAGGTCGTACATCTGCTGAATATCATGTCCCTGGACAGAGCATCTTAGGTAACTCTGACGGTGCACCTCCAGTAAACGAGAAGACAATTACGGTTGATGACCTCTTAATCAGTTCAGCGTTCGTATATGAATTAGACGAAGTTCTAGCTCATTATGATTTGAGATCTGAAATCTCACGTAAGATTGGTTATGCATTGGCTCAGAAATATGACCGTCTTATCTTCCGTGCAATTGCTAACGGTGCTCGTAAGGCAAGTCTTATCACTAAGGCTAACTTCGTAGAACCAGGCGGAACACAAATCCGTGTTGGTACTAACGCTCAGCTTTCCGATGCTTATAACGCTCAATCTCTAACAAAAGCTTTCTTCGATGCAGCGGCAGCCCTTGACGAAAAGGGTGTCAGTACCGAAGGACGTGTAGGTGTACTTAACCCAAGGCAGTACTATGCTTTGATACAAGAGGTGGGTAATAACGGACTTATTAACCGTGATGAGCAGGGTTCAGCATTACAATCTGGTAACGGCATCGTAGAGATTGCTGGTATCAAGATTTACAAGTCAATGAACATTCCATTCTTTGGTAACTACGGTACTAAGTACGGTACTACTGGAGGTACAACTGATCCTGACGTTGCTTCACCAGGTAACACAGGTTCATTTGTTGGTAGTGACACTGAACTTGAAGCTGCTGACGCTGCTGCAACCGGTATCAATAATGAGTACGGTGCAGCTGATGAGTTCGATAAGTCTTGCGGCCTGATCTTCCAACGTGAAGCTGCAGGTTGTGTAGAAGCTATCGGACCTCAAGTACAAATCACTAGCGGTGACGTTTCTGTCATCTATCAAGGTGATGTAATCCTCGGACGTCTTGCAATGGGAGCGGATTGGCTCAATCCTGCTGCTTGCGTAGAACTGTTCGCTGGAGCTGCTACAGGCGACGCTGCCTTCTAAATTTAATCAACACATGGGGACCTTCGGGTCCCTTTTTTTTATTCATAAATATTAACATGGCTTTTCCAACAACTAATGCTGCATCAGAATTACCAGCTATAAACCAAATATTGGCGTCGGTTGGTCAAGCACCAGTCACGACCCTAGATGAAACCAACCCGGACGTTGCGATTGCATACGATACTTTACTACAAGTATCAAGGGAAGTACAAGCAGAAGGCTGGACATTTAATAAAGAATATCATTACCCTTTAAAACCAGATGCAGATAAGCATATCTTATTTCCAACGAACGCGTTGCAAATGGATTTATCTGATACGGCAGATAATAGAGAAAAAGATGTTGTACGTAGAACAGGTCAATTCACTGTATTCCCTACTGCCATTACTGTTAATGATAACGGAACTGGAGGAGGTACAAATGGTACTGTTTTAAACAAACCTACTACAACTACTGGATCAGGATCAGGATTAACTGTCAATTTAAAAATTGAAAGTAATGTAGTAAGTGCTATAAGTGTTATTAAAGCAGGAGTTAATTATATTAAAAGTGATAAAATTATAATAGCTAAAGCTGATGCTGGTACAACAGATGATGTAACTGGAACAGTTTCTGAGACTACAGAAGCTAGAGGATTATGTTATGATAGACAGAATCATACCTTTGAATTTACTGGTAATAAATATGATTTTGATATAGTATGGTTCTATGATTGGGTTGATTTACCTGGCCCTATACAAGATTATATAACAGCTCGTGCTACTACATTTGCTGTAAGTAGAATGGTTGGAGATGCAAATCTATATAGAATGTGTCAAGAGAAAGAGTTATACTGCAGAGCTGGTGCTATAGAATATGAATGCAATCAAGGACAGTTTACTTATTTTGGACACCCTGCCAATCTACCTAATAGGTATACTAGCTATAAACCTTACGAAGCTTTAAGACGCTAATGCCTAATGTCACACAAACAATACCTAATTATTTAGGTGGGGTCTCTAGACAACCAGATAATAAAAAATTACCTGGTCAAGTTGCAGATTGTATCAACGGATACCCAGACCCAACATTCGGTCTTACAAAAAGACCTGGTTTAAAATTTATAAAAGCTTTAGGTAATGATGGTACGTTATCAGATGCTAAATGGTTTTATATACATAGAGATGGTGATGAAAAATATGTAGGTTGTATTAAAGGTACAGAATTTAAAATTTGGAATGCTACAAGTGGTGTTGCAGCTACTCTTACATATGATAGTAATGCAAATACAAATTATTTAACAGGTACCAAAGCAACTGATTATGACATACTTACTGTACAAGATACAACTTTTGTTACTAATAAAACAGTAACAGTAACAGCACAAGCTACTCCTAGTTTTACACTTAAACAAGTAGGAACAGCCAGATTAAGAGCCATCACACCTAATACAGAATATAGTGTTACTGTAGTGATAGGTGGTACAACTCATGTTGCTAAATATACAACAAGTGATGCTCCTAATGCTGATGATATATTAACTGGATTAAATACAGGTGCTAATGGTACCGATGGTACTTATTCACATACAAATGCTGCTAGTGGATTAAATGGTATTACTAATATAACAGGTACTAAACTTGATACTAGTATAGAATTATCTATTAGTACAGGTACATTTACTTTAAGTGGTAAAGGTGGTACAGATAATGAACGACTTGAAACATACCAGGATCAAGTTCCTAATGTAGGTAATCTACCAGATAGATCAAAACATCATAGACTTGTTAAAGTTGTTAACACATCTAATACAGCTGCAGATAGTTATTGGACTAGATTTATTGCAGATGATGGTGTTTCTGGTTCTGGATTCTGGGAAGAATTCATAGCCCCTGATGTTTCACCTGGACTCACGGCAACTACAATGCCACATGAATTAGTTAATACAGGTACTAATGCGTTTACTTTTAAAGCAGCAACATGGATCAACAGATTAGTTGGTGATGATACTACAAATAGTCAACCTAGTTTTGTTGGGAACAAGATACAACAATCATTCTTCCATTTAAATAGATTAGGATTTGTTACTGGAGCTAATGTAATATTAAGTAGAACTAATGAATTCTATAATTTTTATGCTAGCTCAGCAATGACTCAGATAGCATCAGATCCTATAGACTTAAGTTGCTCTACTATTAGACCTACTGTTTTAACCGGTGTTATACCACAACCTCAAGGTTTAATCTTATTTAGTAAGAATCAACAATTCTTAATGTTTGCTGAGAACGGTGTTCTAACACCTTCTACTACAACAATCCGTGGTATCTCTAATTATGAGATGGATATCAATGTTGATCCAGTAGATAATGGTACTAATATATCATTTATAAGTAAAACACCTGGTTACACAAGGATTTATTCCATGACCACAAGGGGGCAGGAAATGAATCCACTTGTTTTAGACATAGGTAGAGTTGTGTCTGAATGGGTTCCTGATACTGTTACTGAATTGGCAGCTAGTCCTCAGAACTCATTCATTGCAATGTATGGTCCTACTAAACCAGACATTTATTTTTACAGAACCTTCTCAGATGGTCAACAAGAAATAATGCAATCTTGGTTTAGATGGCTTTGCCCTGGAAAAGTTCAATTTATTTCTGTTGATTCAGATATTTTATATGCTGTTACTGAGCAAGAAGATGAGTATGTTTTAGTTAGTGCTAGTCTTAACCAAACTCCTGAAGAGATGATTTTGGTTAACTCTGAAGGTGAAAAAATGAATCCATGTATAGATTTATATTCAGCTGCTAGTTCTGCAAAATTTAAAGGTATCGATGCTTTTACTATAACTAATGCTGGTACTGGCTATACATCTGCACCTACTGTAACTATAACACCTAAACAATCAGGAGTAGGAAGTGGTGCTACTGCTACTGCTACTGTATCCGGTGGAGCAGTAACTGCTATCACACTAACTAATGCTGGTTCTGGTTATGAAGAAGGAGCTCTTGTTGCATTTTCAGGAGGTGGGGGCAGTAATGCTGCTGCTACTTGTACCATTTATGATGGTACTAAAGTATACTTACCTTTTAAAAATGATGATGATTTAGATCCAATCTTAGTAGTTGCTAGTGATGAGTCTGACTTAACTAATCCAACATTTGTTGAATCTGGATTTACACTTACACCAGATGTTGATTTAGATGGAGTAGGTGAGTACTTTGCTGTACCACAAAAAGATTTAACAGCTGTTGCAGCTAAAACAGTTGTTGGTTATAAATATCTTTTCGATGTTCATATACCTAAAACATATTTTCGACTTGATCCTCAAGGAACACTGTCTGATTTCACTGCGACATTAACTATAGCTAGGATGAAATTCTTTACGGGACTTTCAGGTGTTGTAGGATTTAGATTAAATAGATTAGGAACAACCGATTATACTGATGTTAACCCTGTCTTTATGGCAGATTTAAATAAAGCTAATGATGTACCATTAGATAATCAGATGATTGTAACAGTTCCAATACATCAAAAAAATAGTAATTTTAATTTAAGAGTTTATAGTGACTCGCCTTTCCCTGTTTCATTATCATCAATGATGTGGGAAGGTTATTATTCACCAAGATTTTATAGGAGAGCTTAATGTCCACCCCAGAACAACGTGTTATTGCAGATAAATTTATTCATGAAATTATCGCTACGGCAGCAGGTGATAATAAATCTGCTAAAGAATATTTATATATGGTTGGCCGCATAACACGTGTATGGGATGACATATATGATCAAGATAATCCAGCTGGAATTACACGTAAACAATTATTAGAAATTATTGAATATCTTTTTGTTAAATTACCAGTAAATGGTTTTTTCAATCAACATAGAGAGATACTTTTATCACAACATATTTCAGCATACAATGCTTGGATGGCTTCTAATAAGTGGCTAGATGGTGATGAAACTGAACAAATGTACGCTCATGTATGGCCAGATACTATAAATGAGATACTACCTATTGTAGCATTATTGACTCAAAGCTACAAACAAATGGAACAAGTATCTGATCACATGAGAAAAAATTTTAAAGCTAAACTAGGAGATTAAAAACTATGGGTTGGTTTGGACCTGATCAGCAAGAAAGGAACGAAGACTTCCAAAGGGAAGTTATGGAGAAGCAGTATAAATATGATAAGAAAGTTCATAAATTTACTACTGACGAGAACGAAAGGTTATATGATCATAAGAAAGAAACAGTAAAAATTCAAAAGGAGAATGATAAGCAAAATATTAAGTATCAGAATGAGACTGCAGAACAGCAACATAATTATCAAGTAGAAGCTCAAAATTGGGAGTTTAATGAACGAGTTAAAGCAAAGGCAAAATCAGATCATGTTGCTGATACTCAATTAGAATACAATGTAATGGGTTTAGAAACAGCCCTAGCAGAACAGGATCTAATTGAAGAGGAGTTGATGATATCTAATTCTTTTGATAATGCTGCATTAATGCAAGAGTTATATGAATCAACAGGAGCAGCTGGGTTCCAACAAGTTGCTCTTGATTTAGGATTAGATACGACAGAACGTATGCTTGGGGTTGAAGAAGAAAAACAATTGATGGGATTAAAGCATGCGACTAAAGCAGCAGAAATACAAAGAAGTGATGTGCAAGTAAGTTTGTTAAATGCAGCAGGTCAAGTTGATCATACTAAAGCAGGGCTTGCGTTAGGATTAGAATCAAAAGGAAAACAAACTGAAATACAAAAAGCTTTAACTGGTATTGGAGCTAGAGATGCTGAAGCTAGAAGTGATGCAGAAAACACTTACTTATTAAAACAAGTACAAGCTGCTGGTGCTAAAACAGCTCATGATGTACAACAACGTAATATCGAAGCCTTACAAGCATATGGTCAATTTACCGCACAAGGTATTACAGGTAAATCAGCTAATGGATTTATAACTAAAAATGTCTTTGCTGAAATAGGTAGGCAGAATACTTATTTAATTGATGCTTTGTTTAGGCAAGAAGGTATGGCAGAAGTACAAGCCAGACAGAATGCTGAGAAAGCTTTAAGTGATGTTCAAAAAGCAGCTTTGGCTGAAGCCGAATTAGATGAAGGTTTATTAGATGCAATCTCAAAAGTTGATTTAGATGTTGCTGAAGCAGAACGTGGTTTAAATGTAGCAGAACTAAAAGGCCAGTTGGATTTTGATCAAATTAATCAAGAAGTATTACAACTTACTGAACAAACTGAATTAGCTACACGGGACATTGAAGGTCAACTTGCTGAAGCTCAGAAAAAAGCAGGTTTAGATCAGAAAAAAATTGATTGGGATTTAGATAATCTTGGAACCGATTATAAACATAGTCAAGCTGTAATAAAATCTCAGTTTGATATGGCTGTCCAAAAGCAATTAATAGATAGAAGAAAATTAATTGAACAAAAATATGGAGCTGATTTAAAAGTTGAAGCTTATAGGATGCTGGAGCCGACGGAAAAGCCAGATATACCTGAACCAATTGAAATAGAGATGCTTGAATATCAAGATCCAATTAAACCTAAAGAAGCACCTAAACCAATTAAAGGTTCTGTAATGAAAGCAGATAATAGTATAACTGCTCAAGGTGCCGTAGGTGCAATCGCTTCAGGTGTTGGAGCTGCTACTGCTACTTCAGCACTTATGGGTACTGCGCTGGCGTCAAATCCGGTAGGATGGGCTATTGGTGCTGGTGTTGCCTTACTGAGTCTATTTGGATAAATCCGATACATTAACCTCTTAAATAAATATGCAAAAACGACAATATAGGCGTCAGATGGGAGGTGCTTCATTCGAACCTATCCAAGTACCTGACACCTCACATAAGATTCTTGAGGAGATGAAGATTCAACTTGCAGGTATGCAGGATGTTGCGAATGCTCATAAAGAATCTAGGGATGCTGTTCTTAGAACTAGAAAAGAACAACAACAAACTCAAGCAAGGTTCAGAGCTCACGATCTTAGTTTAAGTAATACTTATGCTCAAGCTTTTAGGCAAGCTGCTAAGCAGAAGCATAGGGTTGAGATGCAAGATCTTGAAGTTGAACGTCAAGAAATGGAGAGAGATAGAGAGAAATGGGATAAAGTTAAAGAACTCTCTGTAACAGCACTTAATACTTATCTTAAATTTGAAACCGAACGTACACCTGAAATTGTAGCTAAAGGTTATGAAATAGCTTCTAGATATAATTTAACTCCCGAAGAGCTACTCGCTTTTAAGAATGGAGATAAGAATAATTTATGGGTTGATACTGCATTCACTGCTGTACAAAAACGTATGGAATTGATGGGTGCTACCCCTCAAGAAATTAAGTATGTTATGGATCTCAGTGGCCGTGAGATGCAAGGAGCTATGGAATACTCTTTGTCTCGTGCCGGTGGAGATGCTTGGAAGAATTATTTGACTGAAAAGTTACATGTAAAAATCCCTACCCTTAATAGATCCTTAGCTGATATTGAAGGAGATGATAGTAAATTAGGGATGAAGGAATATCAAGTAGCTCTTAGATTTTGGGAAACACAATATATAAGTAAATTTACTGGAATAGGTAATCCAGGTAATGGGTATAAAGTTGAAGCTCTAACTGCTCATATGAGACCTGGGATGAATAAACTCAGGAAAGAGCTAGAATCAAAACAAGCTGAAAGAGATAGAGGAACACTAGTTACATTACAAAATAAAAAAGATGTAACTCTTGTAAAATCTGCTTTATTTAAATTTGGAGGAGATAGTCCTGGTCAGAATTTTCTAGATACTGTACGTGCTTTCGCTGGTGGTAAACCAGAATATATGGGTGATGCCAGAAGAAAAGGTATACGTATTCTAACAAGTATGGCTAAGTCTGGTGAATTAAAACCAGAAGTTTGGTGGAAAATTTACAATACAGAAATAGAAGTTGGTGGTAAAAAAGTTCTTTGGGGAGAACAGTATTCTAAGGACACACAAGCTGTTACAACTGCTTTAAATGAAAGAGCAGAGTTAATTGAAGAAAGAAGAGAAGAAGAATATACTGTATTTAATCAACGTGTACAAGCATCATATAGCAGTATCGCACTTGAACACAAAGTAGCTCCTGATAAACGTACCATTCAAGAGTGGAAGGATACCTATAAGGCATATTTCCCAGATAGAGAAACACCTGAATGGCTGAAGAATCTAGAAAGCAGGCAGGAGTTAGAATACAATGCAGGTAAAGGTGTCCTAGAAGAGGAGCTTATGTCTGAAAACGGCTTAACAATGCAAGAATTATTTAGCGGCCATTATAGTCAAGCATTGGTTACTGAATATTATCCACAAGTTATTGACAATCCAGAAAATCAAAAATCTGGATATAAAGATAAGTTAGATAATCAAATAGCTGCCGTAAGAGCTGATGTATTAGGATCAGTTAACTCAGTACTACCTACAACTGATCAAGGTGTTAGAGGTGATACCAAACGGATGCAAGATAAAGCGGAAGAGATCCTGAAATTCCGTGTTAAAAAAGCTATCATTACAGCTGGTGGTACAGATGTTGGTAAGATTTTAGAAAATGAAAGTCTACGATTAAGTCAAGAAATTAAATCTCAATCCGGTATTTGGGATGTTAATAGGCATACTAACGGTACTCCTATTATGGCTGGACCTGGTAGAGGTTTTAGATATTTAGATAAAGGTTGGAAGTATAATGCTGAAGGTGTTGCATACCGTGAAGCAGCTAACGATAAAGCAAAAGGGGGAGTTAAGCAATTATATACAAAAGGTTTTGTTGATGAAACTAATTTAAAATTAATTCATGGGCATAAATCTGGATCACCATTACCTCTTTGGATTGATCGAACAGCTCATGATTTAAAAATTGATCGTTATGATTTAGCTAATAATATATTAGCTGCTAATGGTTATGGTGAAAAAGACTTAATACAACGTCCAGGTGCAGCTAAAGTCGTTAGTTATGTAGATCCTTTATATCGAAAACTAACTGAAAGTATGCCATCATGGGCTCGTACAACTAGAGCTATAGAACAAACAGATAAGCTAACTGGTAATGAAGGATCAAAAGTTTCTACAAATATAACACAAGATAAAGAAAGTAACTTTGTTGCTAAACAACAAAATAGAGATCCTTATGACGCTTTTCAAAGTGGCGGTAACAATACTAAAGGTGAAGGAGTTCAATTTGGTGAGGATACTTTTGAAATACCTCTCACTCAACATACTGTTCAAGAAGTATCTGATCGATTTAGAGCTGGTACAGTATTAACTGTTGGAGCTTGGCAACTACCAGTTGAAGATTTAATTAGATTTACTGATCAAGGGTATTTTACATCTGATACTTTATTTGATGAACACGTTCAACGCCGTGCCCAAGAATTAAAACAATATGATGCTTCTGGTACATTTTTCGCAAATAACGTTGCAATACCTGGTGTGGGGCATAATATCTCAACAACAGCTTCTAAAGTATCTCCATTTAGTGAATTAGCTTATACAGTATATCAAGAAGAACTCGCTAAAAAGGGATGGTATCCTTTTAAATTCACACCAGAAATTGAAACTGTGTTAAAAACAAAACTGGGGGCTAACCAATAATGGATGAACAAAGTATAAAAAATCAGTACACCCAAGAATTAGAAGAAGCTGCTGCTGAACAGCAAAAGAATGATGAAGCTCAAGCTTTAACTGAAACTTCTGTTGAAAAAGTCGAGCCAACACCAACAACTGATGGTAGGAAATGGCTTGACTTTAGTCGCCCTGAAGATCCTAGAGCACCAGAAGATATACCTGCTTATGAAGGTGAACTTGGTAGAGCTATAGTTGGTGGTTATGCACAACTTTACAATAGTGTTGCATCAATTCCACAGTTATTTGATAAAAGATTCTACGAACCAACTGATCCAAACAATCCTTGGAAATACGATGCTCCGTGGTTGATTAAAAATAAACCCATTATGAAAACTAAATGGGGTGGGTTTATCGCAAATGCCACAGAATTAGTAGCAGGTACAATGATGTCTGGTGGTCTTCTAAGAGGATTACCATTTCTTAAAAACTTAGGTACAGCTAATAAAGTAAAAGGTGTTGTAACAAGGGTAGGTACTGATGCTGTAGGAGGTTTTGGTTATGATTATATTAGTAATCAATCCAGAGAAGCAAACTTAGCACGTACTATTATTGATCAGTGGCCACAAACTGCAGGTATTTTTAGTCCTCTTGCTACACGTGAGGACATGTCACCACATGATAAATCCGTATATAATTCTTTTGAAGGACTTGGCCTAGGTGGATTCCTCGGTATTGCTGCTGAAGGTGCTGGATGGATTTCTAGAAGTTTATCAACAGATGCTTTTAAAATAAAATATAAAAATAAAAACATAGAAGTTGATAACTTATCAAAAGCAATAGATACTAGTAGTGATGTAGATTATAAAGTTAAAACAAATAATATTGAATTAAAAGCAAAGCAAGAGTATGAACGTTCTTTATTCCGTAAACTAAAGAACAGAAAGATGGTTTCCAAAGATGTTAAAATAGATCAATGGAGACAAGAAACAAAACCTTGGGATATTTTAGATGATCAACAAAAGTATAGGTTTATGGAATCCTATGCTGATAAGAATAATATAGATTGGGGAGAAACTCGTAGTCTAACTAGAAGAACTTTAAAACAAGGCGATGCTAATGTTGAACTTGCTACAGAACAATTAGAACTTGATTTAAAAACTGGTTCACCTAGAGAGAACCCTGCTTATTATAGAGGTGGTGATGTAACTGATAATCAAGCTCTAGCGCACTCTACACAGCCCGTGAAGGCCGTTAGAGATATGGTTCAGATAAGGAATAACCTAGATCAAAAATACGGCTCTCCTAGAGGCACTACGAGTGAAGCTAAGATACGTAGATTTGAATACTCAGCACCAGGTACAACAATAGCAGAACGTAACTCTATAGCTAAAGCATTAGAAGCTTCTCCTGCATATCAAGTATTATATGGTGAAGCTATGCCTTCAGCAATTGCAAGTGATTTTGCTTCAGCAACTGCTGATCTAATTAAATTTATGAATGATTCTGGTCATAGTCGTTTAGTAGATGTACCTCAAGAAGATATTATTAAATACATTAAGTCTATAGATGCTGGTAAACCAACTGTTATTGAAGGAATTGGCACACTCAACAAATCACAACTTGTTGCTACTGATGTCTTGATAGGTCAAATGCTTGCTGAAGCTAGAGACTTATCAAAAGCTGCTTTAAGTGTAGCAGATCAAATTGATACATCAGCACCTGGATCTTTATTAGACGGTATACTAGCACGTTATGCTGGTGTAGCTAGGTTACGAAAAGAAACTAGTATGTTATCTAGTTTTGAGTTACGTAAACATAATGCTGGTGGTAAGTTAAAAGAAACTATTGAGGAAGTAGAGTTAAAAGGGAAAGCATCTGATTCAGCCGCAAATGAAGTTGCTACGTTGAAACGATTATTACGAGATGACATAGATGATGATATGTTACAATCATTTCTTCATTTCGCTGCTACTACTAATGGTGATAAACAGTCTTGGAAAGATCTTCATGCATTCTTTAGACGTAGATTACATGGATATAGAAACGGTAATGAGTACCAACGAAATGCTATACTAAATGAACTGGCAACAATGGGTGTTAACTCTATGTTGTCCGGCCCTAAAACTCCTATGAGAGCTTTAATTGGTACTGGTATAGGTACAATTATGAGGCCAGTATCTACTATTTTAGGTAGTTTAGGGGATTATATGAAAGGTAATGATGAAGTATTACGTGGTGCTTTTGCTAATATATCTGGTATGGTGGATGCTAGGAATGATGCTTGGAAGAAAGCAATTGCTGATTTTCAATCATATGGTATAGATAATAATGGTTGGAGAGATTTTACTAAAGCTCAAGATAACGCTGAATGGCGTTCTATGGGTAAATTCTTTGAACGAAACGGTACAGCTGGTGAAAGAGCTGCTTATATAATGGCTGATAGTATACGTGATTTAAATAGATTACCTATCTTCAGTTATGGTCCTAGGATTATGAGATCCTTAGATGCTGGGTTTACACAATTAATAGGACGTGGTAGATTACGTCAATTAGCATTCAATGATGTCTATTCTAGAGTAAAAGAATCAGGTAAAATTATTTCAGATACTGATTTCCATGAATTACAAGAGGCTGCAGAAGCCGCTTTTGAAGGTAAAGTATTTGATGCTGATGGTAAAGTAACTGATGAATTAGCATTATTTGCAGCAGATGAAGCGAAACTAACAGCTGAATTACAAGGTATAGCTGCTGATTTTGATAGAGCTTTTCAAAGAGCTCCGTTCTTAAGACCTTTCTTTTTATTTGCTAAGACTGGTATTAATGCGTTAAAGATGACTACTAAACATACTCCTATACTTAACAGATTCTTAAAAGAGAATTCTGATATCATGCATAAAGCTTGGGATGATCCAGTAATGATTAGGTATGGTATTAAGAGTGCTCAAGATCTTGAAATTGCTCAAGCTACTATGCGTGGTAGAGTATCAGTTGGGTATATGTTTACAAGTACAGCTGCATTAATGGCATTAAATGGTACTATAACAGGAAATGGACCACCAGATAGAGCTATACGAGATAGTTGGATACAACAAAATTGGCAACCAAGATCATTTAAAATTGGTAATAAATATGTTAGTTATGAATCTTTAGAACCATTTAATATGTTCTTTAGTTTTGTAGCAGATGTGGTAGATTCACAAAAGGTAATGGGTGAAGAATGGGCTTCTGATAATTTCGGTAAAGCTGGTTTTATTATAGCTCAGAATGTTACTAACAAATCATTCATGGCAGGATTATTGCAAATGCAAGATATCTTGGTAAGTAACTTTAAAGATTTACCAAGAGTTGCTGCTTTATTTGCAAATAATCAACTACCTCTTAGTGGATTACGTAATGAAGTTGGTAAACTCTTATCACCTGGAATGAGAGAATTAGAAACTGGTTTCTGGCAGACTGTTGGTAACCGTAATCTTTGGGCAGATGCTTTAATTCCTGGTGAACAAATGCCTTATAAATATGATATTTTAGATGGAAGTAAAATACGATATCATGAAGGATTACTACCTCGTGTAGTAGATAGTTTACTACCATTTAATATTAATGTAGGTACTAATGAAACTAGAGAATTACTATTTAGAAGTGGTTTAAAATTAAAACAAACTTTCAATACAACTCCTAGTGGTGCATCCTTAGAAGAACATCCTGATCTTAAATCTAGGTATCAATTCCATATGGGCCAACAAAATGTAGAGGCTCAACTAACAGAATTATTTAAAAATCCTAGTATAATAGAATCAATTCTAAGAATGGAGAAGGACAGAAAACAGGGTAAAATCCATGCTCCTGAAACTTATTTCCATCATGGTCCTATTAACCTCATCTTTAGTAGAGCTAAAGTCACAGCTTGGTCATACCTACTAGCTGACGATAAATTAGGATCTAAAGCTGCTAGTTTGGAATCATTACATAATGCTAATTTACTAGGCAATCAATTAAGAATGCAAGGTGAATATAGTAAAGAAGAAAAAGTACATAAACAAATCAAAGAACTTGAAAAAATGGCTAAATAATCTACCCAGAAATCTCTATTAAAAGTACACATGGCAGTCACACAAAATACATACACAGGGGATGGGTCAACAACCCAATTCGCATTTACATTTCCATATTTAGATAAGACAGATGTTCAAGTCAAATTGAATAGTGTCACACAAGCTATAACCGCATATTCATTTGCCAATGCTACGACAATACAGATGACTGTTGCACCAGCAGTTAATGATAAAATTATTATCTATAGAAACACTCGTAATGATAATAAACAAAGTACATTCTATGCTGGTTCAGCTATTAAAGCAGAAGACTTAAATAATAACTTTGACCAAATCCTCTACGTAGCTCAAGAGGTTGATAACAATGCTATGAGCACCTTGGGCGATACAGCTATGCAAGGTGACATGCTTTGTGGAGGAGGCTTTGGAGTCTCATTTGAAGGAACGACAGATGATAGTTATGAAACTAGATTAGAGGCTGCTGATCCTACAGCTGATCGAACTATCACATTACCTAATCATACAGGTAATGTAGTAGTAACTGGCTTAGCAGATCAAATCACAGCAACTGAATTATCTGAAAATTGTGTTGATTCATCTGAATTAGCAGATGGTAGTATTGATACTTCTCATATAGCTGATTCACAAGTTACTACAGCTAAACTAGCAACTAGTGCTGTTACTACAGCTAAGATAGCTGATGATGCTGTAACAAATGCTAAAATTGGAGCTGATGCTGTAACAGGGGCTGAAATAGCTGACAACACTATTAATTCTGAACACTATGCAGATGGATCTATTGATAGAGTACACTTAGCAGCAGATATCATAGATAGTACTAAGTTAAATGATACTTGTATTAACTCTGAGCATTTCACTGCTGGTTGTATTGATACAGCTCATATAGCTGATGATCAGGTTACAGCAGCTAAATTAGCAAATACATCCGTAACAGCTGGTTCTTATACTGCAACTGATCTTACTGTAGATGCACAAGGTAGAATAACTGCTGCAAGTAATGGTACTATTGCAAAAGCTGAAATAGCTAACGATGCTATAGATGGAACTAAAATTGAAGATAATGCTATAAATTCTGAGCATTATGTCGATGGCTCAATAGATACAGATCATATAGGTGATTTACAAGTCACTAGAGGTAAGATAGCTAACGATGCTATAGATAGTACTAAGTTAAATGATACTTGTATTAATTCTGAACACTTCACTGCTGGTTGTATAGATACAGCTCATATAGCTGATTTACAAGTCACTACAGCTAAGATAGCTGCTGATGCAGTCACAACTGCAAAGATAGCCGATGCTGAATTAAAAGTACTTGCTGGTATGCAAGGGGCTACTGCTTCAATACTTGCAGATAGCACAGCCTTAGCTGCTACAAATACTGAAATCAATGGTATTTGTGATGGTATGACTAAACAAGCTACCATAACAGATAGTGATGTTCATTATCCAACTTCAGGAGCTGTTGTTGATTATGTAGAAGCACAACTACTACCATTTGGTGGATTTGAAGTTATAGCTACAGAAGTTTTATTCCCTAATACACAACCAGTTGCTGGAGTAGTTATATCTATATCTGATGCAGGTGGTGTAGTATTTAATGGATCTGGAGTCAGTACTACAGGTAGAACTGTAGGAGGCTCTACTGTAACCATTAACGGAGCACCTTCTAGTCTTTACAGTGAGACTTTAGTTGCTGGTGTAGGTATGATGGTTAGCTCTACAGGATCAAGTCAGACATATAACTATCATAAGATATTAGGTAAAGAAGATGATATAAAAAAATTATCTGATGATATTAACGACTTTAATGCTAGATATCGTGTAGCTTCATCTGCACCCGGATCTAGTAATGATGCTGGTGATTTGTATTATGATACAACTGCCAACAAAATGAAGGTTTATAATGCTACTACTTCTGAATGGGACGATGTAGCGAGTTCATCTTCTTCATATATAGTAACATTAACTGAAGCATTTGATGGGTCTAGGACAGACTTTACAATGTCTACTTCAGCCACAGATGCTCAGTCAACTATTGTCAGTATCAACGGTGTTATACAAAAACCTAATGCTGGTGAAAGTACACCTAGTGAAGGTTTTGCTATAAGTAATAATACACTTAAATTATCTAACGCACCAGCTACTGGATCTGATTATTTTGTAGTTGTCTTAGGTGACACTGTTTCAATTGGTACACCTAGTGATAATACAGTAAGTGCAGCTAAGATACAATCTGGTGCTGTTGAAACTGCTAAGCTTGCTACAGATGCTGTAGACGGTACGAAGATTGCAGATAATGCTATAGACTCTGAGCACTATACAGACGGAAGTATAGACACAGTTCATATAGCTAACGATGCTGTAGATGGAACTAAACTAGCAAATAATATAGATATTGCCGGTTCTCTTGATGTAACTAATGGTATTACATCTGATGCTACTGTTAGTATAATCAATACATCAGCTAACCCTACTTTAGCATTACAATCTGCTAATAATGGCACATGTGAAATAAAGTTTGGAGATGGTGCAGATGCAGTAAGAGGTAATATAATCTATCACAACGGAACTGCTGGTGAGAAGTTACAGTTTAATGGTTATAATAATACTGAGAGACTTAATATAGATTCAAGTGGTAATGTAAATATACCAAATGATACAGGTAAATTAAGGCTAGGAACAGGTAATGATTTAGAGATATACCATAATGGTTCTAATAACTACATTGTTGGGGCTACTACTGGACATAATACATATATAGGAGCTACTAATGGTCAAATTCAACTACAACCTGTTTTCGGCACTGATCACGGAATTATCATTAAACCTGATGATGCCGTAGAACTCTATTACGATGGTGATAAGACGCTTGAAACTACTGATGATGGTATAGAAATAACAGGTAAAATTGCTACACAGAAATTTACCGCTACTAATACTTATAGTGCTACAGATACAACACAGTGCGGTTATCAAGTCCAGAACTTATCAGATACAACTGATACATATGCAGCATTACGTTTAACTGCTGGTGATACTTCTGCTGCTACTGCACAAATTGCATCAGTCAGGAAGGGAGCAGGTTCAAATGATATAACTTTTCAATTAGAATCTAGTAATACAGCAAAAGAAGTGATGCGCATGGCGTCCGATGGAGTTATTTCATGTCAAGCTAATACTCGACTTGATATACTAGGGAATGCAAAACTAGTTGATGACGCTATATTATATGTAGGTACTGGCAATGATCTACAGATCTACCACGATGGAGACCACAGTTATATAGAAGATTCAGGTACAGGTGAATTAAGACTTAGATCTAATCAATTTACTGTACAAAATGCAGCAGGTACTGACACCTTGATGTATGCTATTGAAGGCGGTGCTGTAGGACTTAAATATAATGATGGCTTGAAGTTTGAGACAGATGACGATGGAGCAAAAGTTACAGGATTTTTACATGCTCATGGGTTAAGGACTGATTCAGATTTTACAACTCTTGATCGTCATGTCTTACAGAGTAATAATGGTAATGTCTCTGCTTTAACTGTTGAACATTCTAATAATAGCGATCCGAATGGAATTTTAATTTTTTTCTCAGACGATGCTCCTGATAACGGTAGTGATTATTTCCTCTATGGTCAAGATAATGTTGGTTCTAAATTTGCAGTTTACTCATCTGGAGACGTATGGACTGCGGATGACGGAACGTTATCTTCTGATGAAACATTAAAAGAAAATATTGTTGATGCTACTTCTAAATTAGAAGATATTAAAAAACTAAAAGTACGTAACTTTAATTGGAAATCTTCTTATCATCCAGAACAATATAAATATAAAAAACTTGGTTTTATAGCTCAAGAAGTAGAAGAAGTATTCCCTTCTTTAATAACTGAACATAATATAGCTAAAGAAGGAGATACGCCAGTTATGAAGAAAGGTATTAAACAAGCATGGGATCCAATTATTATAAAAGCTTTACAAGAAGCTATAGCTAAAATCGAAACCCTTGAAACAAAAGTCGCAGCACTGGAGGCAGCATAAACTATGGCATTAACAAAAATAAGTAAGAACAGTATTGCAGACGATGCAATTGATTCAGAACATTATGTAAACGCATCTATTGATGCCGCACATATTGCTAATAACACTATTACTGCTACTCAAATTGCAACAGGAGCAGTTGATACTTCTGAACTAGCAGCAGATTCTGTCACAGGGGCTAAAATTGCAGATGATGCAGTAGGTGCTGAGCATATAGAAGACTTAGATGCTGATGTTAAATGGTTAGATAATCAAAAAGCAATATTTGGTACTGGTAGTGATTTAAAAATCTATCATGAATCTAGTTCCACTACTAACTGGTTTGAAGCACCAGTTGGTGATGTGAAACTTCAATGTACAGATGGTGATATATATCTAAATCCTAAAGCTGGAGAAACTGGAGTTAAAGTAATAACTGATGGAGCAATAGAACTTTACCATAACAACGAACTAAAGCTTTCTACAAGTGAAACAGGAGTTGATATTCAAGATGCAACAGCGACAAGTGTTTGGACAAAATTCTCTAATTCATCAGGTATTGCCGGATATATCTATGGTAACGGTGCAACTGAAATTGGATTTTTAGACGGTCAACAACATTGGACTGTTAAATCTACAAAAGATGGAAGCGTAGATCTTCATCACAATAACAACCTAAGGCTCTCAACGCATTTAAACGGAACTCAGTTTGTAGGTAGTCTTGGTTTAGGAGTAGCACCAGCTCAATTTGGCACAGGTGTAGAAACTATCGTATTTAAAGGTACAGGTGATACTAAATCTGGTTGCATTGACTTTAAAGATGGAGATGATGGTGCTAGAATTGCTACTATTTTCTGTGAAAATGATACTGATTATGGCCTATCTATAGGTACATATGGTGAGACAGCAGATTTTGTTAGATTCCATACAGGTGCATTAGGTAGTGAGAGGATGCGTATCACATCAGGTGGCCAGCTAAATATAGGTACTACTGTTGATGCTTTAGCTGTAGATACTGGAAATAATACAGGTATTAACCTTACTGGAACAGGTAGAATCTACGTTAAATCTAATGATCATTCAGAAGTGAATATTATTGGTGGTGGTGAAGCGATTAGATTTAGATATGGATATACAGATGGCACAACTCAAGCAGATGCTGGAAGTATTGATATTACAGGTACAAATAGTACTGCTTATAATACAAGTTCTGATTATAGATTAAAAGAAAATCAGGTAGCAATAACTAATGCTATAACAAGATTAAAACTTCTTAAACCATATAGATTTAACTTTAAATCTGAACCTTCTAAAACAGTTGATGGTTTCTTTGCTCATGAAGTCACACCTGCAGTACCAGAAGCTATAACTGGAGAGAAAGATGGTGAACGAATGCAAGGTATAGACCAATCTAAACTTGTCCCTCTATTAACAGCCGCTTTACAAGGAGCTGTTGCAAAAATCGAAACCCTTGAAACAAAAGTAACCGCCCTAGAGGCAAAATAAAATGACACATACCATCCAAGCAAAACAAGAAGAACTACAAGCTGAATTACAAATCCTTGTAGATCAATATAACGAAACACTTGACTTAC